CGCCAAGCGGCATACAAAAGGCCGATGGCAGCTATAATCACCAGGAAAGGCCAGCCCAGACCAAGGATTGCAGCTTTCAGCGGCAACAGGGCTTTCGACACTATGGGCGCAAGTTTGGTAATGCCCCATATAGCGCCGGAAAATGCCGTAAAGCCGATAACGCCAACCGCAAGCGCCCCGGCTATCTTCAAAAATTTCTGGCCAAAGGAGGACTCGGCAATATAGCGCAAGGCATCGGCAAAATAGCCAAGCCGGATAGCCGCCCAGGAGATCGCAGGCAGGAACAGAACGCCGACTGACCGGGCAACATTGTCAAACTTGTTCCGCATGATCTTGAGCGCCATGTCGGTAGCCTGCACCCGTTCCGTATAGACGGCCTGCATACTGCCCGCGTAATTCGCCTGATCGCCTACCAGGGCAAAGGATTTTTCCAGATTGCCCATATCGGAAAGCAGGGGGCCAAGGACGCCGATTGTCCCGGTTGCGCCTTGCCCGAACAGATCGAACATGAGGGCGTTTTGCTTGTCTTTTGACTGGCCGGACAGGGCTTGCAGAACGCTCAATATGGTGCCTTGCGCGTCTATCTGCATGTCTTTGGCGACCTGCGTCGCCGAGAAGCCAAGGCTTTTCAGCGCGTCCGCGGCGGTAGTGCTCATGGCCTCACTACGGGAAAGGACGGTCATAAACTTTTGCATGGCCGTGCCCGCCGCTTCCGGGCCTGCGCCGGTCGCCATGAAGGCCGCGCCCAAAGCCGCCGTTTGATGCTCCGCAAGGCCGTAAACCTTGGCCAGCCCCCCGACATTTTGGACAAGTTTGCCCAAATCGCCGGAAGATATTTGCATTTCACGGCTCAAATACCCCACAGCATCGGTCAACGAAAACACCTGGGGCAAGGTAAGGCTCATGCCGTTGCGCCAGTCATTCATCATGCGGGCGGCTTCATCGGTACTCTGGCCAAAGGCCACACCCATTTTTACGGCCTGTTCAGCAAAAATGGCCAAGTCATCCTTGGCCACCCCGTACTCGCCCGCCAGCTTGACAACAGAGGCGATCCCTTCCGCCGTTTCAGGCAAGCGCCCGGACAAATCCTTGACCGTCTTGCTCATGGCCGCAAGTTCAGCATGGGTATCAAATCGGACAACCCGCGCCACATCGGCCATTGCGCTTTCAAAGGCTATCGCCTTGGCCGTGCCTACGCCAAGCATACCAAGGAGAACGCCCGCCACCATCGCAACCGGGGCCATTGCTATGGCCACCGTGCCCATTTTTGCGCCAAGGCCAGCCGCCGCGTTAGTTGTGGCAACCATAGCGGAACGAATCCCGCGCAGCGGGCTTGAGATCATGTCCACAAGGGAAAGGGCGGTAAAAGCCTTGAACGCTTCCATTACAGCTTGATCCTGATATTTGCGCCAATCTGGCGCGCCAAAACGGTTACGATCCTTTCTTCAAGCCATCGCGCTTTTTTTGACTGGAGCCGCCAAACGTCCAGATCGTCGGACGGCTCCACGCGCAACCAAAAATGGATCAGCGCGTCAACCTGATCCTCTCTGCTCAGTTTCCCAGGTCAGACGAAATACCAACGCCCTTGATCAAGGCCGTGGAATAGCTGGTGGCAAGCCCGACGTATTCTTCCAGCTTCGCCAGCAATCCTTCCTTGTCCTCCGGGTGGATCGTACCGATAAGCAGATCGCGCGCGGCTTGTGAGGCATTGCGGGCGGCTGTGTCTTGCAGGCGCTTGATCTGTGTCTTGCTCGGTTTGGCAAAACGGAAAGACAGCTCTATGTCCTTTTTTTCCCACGGGTCGCGGAAGTTGAGATCAAAAGAAGCAAACTTGCGATCATCTTGCACAACTTCCGAGGCGGTATCTGTTTTCTTGCCCATACTGGCTCCTTGCTTGTAAGGTTTGCGGGAACGGGGCCGCCCGCAGGCTCCGCTCTCTTGTTTGTGCCTTGCGGCGTTTCAACCATGCTGTGCGGGCTTCACTCATGGGTTTTTTAGATTAGGAAGCAGGCAGCGCCCCGCTGTCGCCCTTTGCCGAAGTGCCGCCCCACTGGATCGGCTCTAGTATGGTAAACTCACAGGTTATGACCGAGGCTTCATCGTCGCCCTGGGCGCCGCCGCCGCCCGTAAACTTGCCGATCTTGCAGGATTTCAGCGTGTCCACTATTTCAGGCTGATCGCTGTTGGCGTAGCCAACAACGATGGTGAAAGGTTTGTGATCGTATATGTTGCCGCCGCCTGTTGAAGCACAATGGTCTTTCAGCTTTTCCCATTCGTCACGGTAAAGAGCCATAGTACCGCTGGCCGAGTAATTGCCCCGCCCATAGCCGCGCGGTTTCGCGCCTTTGCCGTACTTCGGGCTTACGGGCTGCTCATCCTCATATTTGATCTCTTTAATGCCCGCCAAAACACCGGTCGGCCCCATGACGGACATATCTTCCCAATCGTATTCTTTGCCGTTAATTGCCATGTCACGCCCTCCTGGGGTGGGTCATTTTTGGATGCACATAGGCGATCAAATTTGAATGATGATCGACTTTTTATTGCATCCTTGGGTCAAAGCGGCTGCCAGCATAGACATATCTGGCAAAGAGCTTGATCTTGCGGATTATAGGAATGCCGATCAGGGTAAATTCCACCGCGACGCCGTTGTTCACAATGTCCTGGCCGGGCGGAATGTCCACCACAAAACCCGCCAGTTCCTTGGGTATAGCCGCCACCATCGTGCCCAGGGCGTTTTCGATCTCCGCCTTGAGGTAGCCAAGCCCAACCATGTCCGAAGGCGCAAGCGGATCGCCCGCTTCATCGTACATGCTTTTCAGGGCCGCGATCCTGGCCAGACGCACCGCTTTGAACACAACGCGCAAGACTTCCTCAAAACGGTAGTCGCTGGTGTCCTCGGCCATTGTGCGGGAATCGCCCCAATACACGCCTTTCAGGCCCGCGTATTTTTTGGCCGTGAGATACCCGGCCTCTTCCAGAACGGGTTGGCTTTCCTCCCACCCCTCCGGCAAATGGGCTTGGCTTATGGGACCGTCCTTTGTGCGGCCCGTTGCCCGCATGACCGGAATGGACATAACCCGCCCGGCCTGCAAGCCGCCAAAGTTCCGCCGCCTGCGTTCACCGCCTGCGTCCGAAACTTCGCCCCATGCCGAGCAAACCTGGACAAAGCCTCCGGCAAACATGGCGCGCTGTTCCAACAGATAGGCCGCGTAGTCGCTGGTGTCCTCGCCGTCATAAGGCAAGCGGGCCTGCATCTTGAAATAGACGGGCCGGTGCGCGTCCCAAAGCTCCTCGGCGCGGGCCTGCGCCGCCGTCCAATCCACCGCGTCCGTGGGGCCTGTTACCTTCACAAACTCCACGTCATACAAGGCCAGCGGACGTTCAAGGGCCGTCATAACGTCCACAATGCTGCTGCCCGGCGACAAAAGATCGCACTTATAGGTAGCCCCTCCGGCGTACACACCCTCCGGGAAATTCACGGCAACGCCGTAATCCGGCACCAACACCGTGCCGTCCATCGGGATTGTCCGGGTTTTGAGCCAGTTGTCGCCGCCGTCCACAGAAAGCCGGTAGGTGCCCTCATTGCGCCGCCCTGGCCGCACTATCTGCACAACCAACTGCGCCCCGGCCAAAACCATGCCGGAAACTTTCAGCATGGGGCTGCTTTCCGAGCCGAAACGCACAACCGGACCTATGGCCGTGCGTATCGTGATTTCAAAGGCCGCGTCCTCTTCCAGGATCGCGCCGGCAGGGAAAAGCAGCGTTGCCCCGGTTGTGCCGAGCGTTACGGATTCGACGGCAACCGCGCCCTCCGGCATTGCCTGCCCGTTGATCAGAATCGAAAGCCGCGCCGTGCCAAGAGCGCCCGGCGTTGTCACCAGGGCGACAATATCGGCGTTTTCCTGCGCCACGCCTATGGCCAGCGCCTTGACCCGCGAACCTATGGAGCGCGGCTGGCTGATATAGCCGCCATCTTGCCCCTGCACGGGAACGGCAATAACTACCGGCTCCTGTCCGCCCGTTGCCAGGGCGTCGCGCAAGGCATCCACCAGGGGGCCAGTGCCGAGCATGGCGCGGAGATCGGTGCGCTTGCCCACAAGGTAGCCTTTGCCCACCTCGCCGCGCGAACAAACCCCGGCGATCACGGCCTTGCCGTCCACACCGCCAGGGGCGAGGCCGGAAGCCCCGTCAATAAGATATTCAAATACGTCGCCCATAGTTCCTCCAGTCCGTCGCCACGCGGCGGGTTAGCCACCCATGCGCCGGGTTTTCAATCCTTCCATAGCCTTGCGGTAAGCGTCCTCACTCACCTGTTTATCGGGTTCCCATTCCATCATCCTGTGCAGGGCCTCGCTGTGCCAGCTTGGCAGCCTGAATGTTTCCGCAAGCTCCGCCAACGTGAACAATTCCGGCTCGCCTTCCTGGACGGGCGGGACGGGGGGCTGTTCCTGGACCGCGCCCTGGCCGTCTGTGCCGGACTGTTCAGCAGCGGGGGCAGCGTCCTCTGTTTGAGCCGCCGCGCTGTCTGCGTCGGGCGCTTGCTCCGGTGCCGGGGGGGTGTCCGCGCCGGGCTGTTCCGCAGCGGGGGCCGCGTCCTCATTTTGAGCCGCCGCGCTGTCTGCGTCGGGCGCTTGCTCCGGTGCCGGGGGGGTGTCCGCGCCGGGCTGTTCCGTTGCCGTTTTTTCAGCCGCTGCTTTCGCCGCTGCCTTCTGTTCCGCCTTGTTCATGCCTGCCTCCACGCGCCATTTTCGGCGCGGCAATTTTAATAAGTTCGATCATGTTCTGTTCCGCTGCCTGGGTCACACGCCCGGTCAGAGTGATCAGAAAAAGGGTATCTACCTTGCTGAAAACCTTGATCGCCTGCGTTCCTACCCGCTTTGTCGGCTCTGTTTTGAATGTGGCCTCGGCAATCCGTATCCGCACCCAATTCCCGCGCTCATCATTCACGCCGCGCGGAAAAGCCGCCACAAAGGCGTGTTCAAATCCTTCAAGCCACGCCCCGTCCTCCGCCAAAACGTGGGCGGTCATATCAAACCGCACTTCGTACAGTTCTTTTTTTGTGGTCTGCGTGTACGTGGCCTTGCGTCTGGTTACGGCCAGCTTCCGGCCCGTCCGGGTGTAGCTGTCCGGCAAAAAGGCCACCTCAACACGCGGGCGGGGTATGGTCAGATTGTCAGACGCGGAGGCGTCCATAACCCGATCTTCCGGCAAGCCCGCCGCCAGGGCGGCGGCTGTGACTATCCCCATAGCAAGCGTCCTCATTTGAACGCCTCGCCTATGAAGTCGCGGATCGTGGCCTCAATTTCCGCCCAATCCTCTTTGCTGATCCCAAGGTAGGGCCGGGCCTTGACCTTGACCTGCTTTGCGCTGACCCAGTTTCCATCGGGAAGCCGAAACTTGAGATGCTTTCCGGCCTTGGGCCGGATCGTGCCTCCTTTCTGGTGGATCAGGGCGTAAATCAGGTTTGAACCGACAAGGATCGTATCCCCGGCAATGGCGCTGCTTATGGAACGTTGCAGCCGGGATGTGTCCGTGAGGATTTTTCCGGGCCGGGCCACAGGTGCCCACGGCCTGCCCTCCGGGTCCTGTTCGTCCCTAAAGCGTTTCAGGGTGCCGGAAACAAGAACCTCGGCGCAGGCGTCCATAAGGGCCTTTTTCTTGTTGGCCAGATTGTCTTGCAGCTTGTCCAGGGCCTTATCAAAGCCGCCCCAATTCAGCGTTGCGCCGGTTTTCGTCATGTCGAAAACTTCCTCAAGTCAAAGTAGGGGCCGGGGGAAACAACCGCTATGGACGGCTCCTCAAATTCCCCGAGGGCCTCTTCGTCCAGGGCCAGCTTGATTTTGCCCGTGGCAATGTCTTGCAACAGGGCATCAGCCCGCTTGTATTCCTTCTGTAGCGGAATCCATTCGTTTTCCGTTTGGCCTTCCGTATTGACCAGGGTTGTGATCGCCCCCGCCGTCCGATACGCCGCAAACACGGCGGCGATATACCGGACAACGGGCGGCGTTTCCGGCCAGGGCAGGGGGTAGCGGGGGGTCAGCAAGTTCAGGATTTCCCCGGAAACAGCCTCGATCTGGCGCTCGGCAAGGCCGGGGTTCTGCGCCTCCGCAGCCTTCAAAAATGCCGCCAGAAGATAGTCGGCCAGATTGTCCGGGGTACAAAGCAACATAGGGCATGCCTCTCTTGCGCGTTTTGGACTAGTTTTGGACTAGTCTAAAAGTTTTTCCCCTACCCAAGCCCGGAGAGGCCCAAAAAAGGCCGTCTGAGGGCATTTGTGGCCTAATCAACCACAACGGCCTTGCAAGTTGCCCGCGAGGGCCTGACAGGCAAGGGTTTTGTATTGGCAATCAGTTCAATGCCCGTATCGTCTGTCTTGACCACCGGCACCACATGCAGCGGGGTAGCGGCGTTGTTCGCGCTTATGCTGTCTATGGCGCAATAGAAAATGGTGCCGGGCTGATCCACGGCAACAGCCATCAGGGTTTTGGGATTGAGCTTGGGAAGCCACTTGCCGGTCAAGGGGCAGGGGTACTGCTCGTGCATGAACGTGATCTTGTTGGAGCCGATCCTCATGCTGTCAGTTTCCAGTTCCAGAGTGTAGGGGTGCTTTTCCGTGGTAGTCATGCTGGCTTCGGCTATGTCCAGAAGCACTCCAACCACGTCAGAACCGGCCATATACTCCACATTGCCGCCACCGCCCTGCTCCTGGATTTTTTCCCGCATAAGGCGCAGAAGGTTATAAAGAACGGAGAGCTTTGTTTCGCTGGTGAGTTTGGCGGGCGGGGTATAGATCAACACCGGGCCATAGTCCACCTCATAATGCTCCCTGTTCCCGCCTTCCAGTTGCACCGGCCAGTCCACCTTGCCCATTGTGGTGACAATGGAGCAGATGGCTTCCGTGGTGTTGTGAATGGTTTGGCGCATCTTTTCCAGCTTGCGCGCGCGCCATGCTTCCACGGCTTGCGGCTGTTGCAGCAGGGCTTGAAGATCGTTCAACTCCGAGGCGCTTACGTTGACTTTCGGCTTGATCGGCAAGGGCGCGATAAACTGCGCCTCAAGCACTTCCGGGCCGATGCTGATCGGGGTGCCGTCGCGCCGCACCACCGGGATGGTTTGCGTTACCTCTTGCAAGTCGGCAACGCCGAGCATGGCCAGAGGGTGCATGGGGCGGTTGGGAAAGAGTTTATCCTTGAAGGTGGATTCCATCGGGCGCATGGTACTTATGGCCTGCGCGATGGCCTGGGGGCTGAAAATGTTGCGTAGGACAGCAAGCATATAGTTTCCTCTTTTCTTTCCTGTAAAATGTTTTAGACGCTTTTAGACGGCGTAAACATGCCGATCCGCCAGGGCGTCTATGGTGGCGGAGTCAATCGGATCAGCGCCTACTTTCCCAAGGCGCGTCTTGTAGGTGCCGTGAACAATGCTCTTGGCGCTGCGCTCATACGCGGGATCGCAAGGCTCATTGACCACAGCGCGGGGCACACCGCCGCCAGCCTTGCTGTAGGGCCTCCACTTGCCGGAGGGCGCGCGCTCCAGAACCAGCCCGGCAGGCAGCTTCGCGGCTACGCTATCGTCCAGGGGCAAGGCATGAATGATTACCGGGTGATCCTCCGTTGCCGCCTTTTCGCCCTCAATTCTGGTTTTGCCGAGCATTCCTTCGTTTGCCATATCAAAAGCTCCTTAATGATTTAGAATGGGACAGTGCCCTACAGTTTGCTGGTTACGTCGGCGGGGTTTACCGGCGCGCCCGTCTGGTAGTACCCAGGGGCGGGGGCCGAAAAATTCGCGGCAAAGCGCGGATCAACCGGGCCGGATTCCAGTTCGCGGAAATAACGCTCCTCCCCGCTTATCTGTTCCTGTTTGCCGTCTGGCGCGGAAAAATTCACCGGATCGGGCACCTTGGCCAGCGCCGCCGCAAAGCTGATCGTTTCCTGTATCTTGGCCGGTGCCAGCTTGCCGCCGTCCACCAGCGCCTGGACGCGGGCAGCGCGGTGCTTGTCCTTGAAAGCGGAAAAGTCGGAGGATTCTTCGGCAAGCTCTTTTTCTAGCTTCTTGCACTTCTCCTCCAGTTCCTTGCATTCCTCTTTCAGTTCCTTGACTTCTTCTTCCAGCTTGTCACATTTGGTTTCCAGGGCGTCGCATTTCGCCTTGAGCGCGCCGTATTCCTGATCAGTCGGCATGTTTCCTCCGGGGCGTGGCTCCTCTTGGGAAGCCGCAAAGTTGATTGTTATTCCGTCTGTGTTCATCTCCACAGGCTCCAGGCCGTCTATGGCCGGAGCCGCCGCGCCGAGCAGGCCAATATGCAGAATCCGCCGCTTGTCGGGCGAAAGGCTCATGGACACGTATCTATAGCGGCGATCATGCACCAACTTTTTCACCTGCGCCGGAACGTGGGCGAATTGGGCAAGCAATTTCTCCCCCTCTCGTTTGAGGGCATGAAGCCACCCGAAAGCCGGGGCGTTGTCCTTGGGGTGCCCGAAAACAAGCGGCGCTTCGGACTTGGCCGGGTCATACCCGGCCCGGATCGCCTCAAGATCGGCCTCGGTAAAGGTATGCTCCCGCCCGTTGGAATCCTGAAAAGTTCCGGTACGGGCAATGTCGATCCAGGGGGTCAAATCCATAAAAATGCTCCTTCATTGACAGTGATAAAGTTCCGCGTTATCTGGAAAATATGGAAACAGTCTTTGACATTGCTACACATGATGAAATTGTTGTCATGTTTGGCGAAGATGATCCGGAGTTGCCGGATCACCTGCGCGACTATGCGCTGGAACGGAAGGCAGCACGGGAAGACCCGGATTGTAACTTTCACGATTTGGCCCTGCTTTATGCCGAGCGCGGCGACTTGAAGAAGGCCGATCACTACCTTGCCCAAATAAGCGACCCTCAACTGCGCCTTGCCTGCCAGCTACTTATGTATAACGAGTTCGATTAGGCTATTCAGCAAGGCCAAGCTCCCGTAATACTTCTTCATAGTTATGCTTCTTTGTCCTATCTATCGCCTTCCTGATAACGCCATTTTTCTGCCCGGACTGCTTAGATAAAAAATCCACCAGCTCATCCAAGTATGAAGAACGCCCGACATTATCTATTAGGCGGTTCATCTCTTTCAGCATTGTGCTTTCATCTATCTTGAGAGCGGACAACAGGCGGTCAAAGCGCGTGATATAAGGGCCGTACCCAAGGCCGTCTGTTTTTATGGATGCGAGGTGCGAGGGCACAGCGCCAAGGGCTTTCAGAAAGTCGGGATAAGTACGCCGAGCCGTCCATTGCGTCACAATTTCCATCGTTCGCCGTGAAAGGCTGTTTTTGCCGCCAAGCGCCGTCAGTTTTTGCCTGTTGTGGACGATCTCATGCCAAAGCATTTCCACGGCGTATTCTTCATGCCATGTCATTGCCTTGCCGGTGGCTATCTTGTTCCACGCTTCTTTCAAATGCCGGGCCGGGGTGAATTGCCCCATTTTTGGATCGTTGTATGTCTTGGAGCTGAGGA